ATCAAACTGAGAACAGTTTACTTCTAACATACCATTTGTTTCTTCTCTCAAATCATTATCTTTAGTTTCACATAAACTTTCCCATTTACAAAATTCAACATTAATACAATTTACACATTTTATCATCATTTTACCTCCCAATATATTAATTAAATAGACATTTTAAATGTTTTTATAAATGCTCCTAATGTTAATAGTGTTACAAACATAGGAACTTTATAAATAACATCCATTATTAAGAATGTAGCAATTATTGTCAGACAAATAGCACTAACTAAACTTTCAATTGTAGTTTTTTTCATAAATATTTATATTACCCCCTTAAACTTATCGAAACTATTATTATAATTATACTCATTATAATATATATGATAGATAAACTATCATATATATTATATACACAATAACTAGATAATAACAACAATAATGATGTTGTTATTCCTAAATTAGATGCTTTTTTCATTTGTTTATTCATAATTTTACTCCTCACTATTTTTTCTTCTTGTTAAATTTAATTCTTTAGCTATTTTACTAACTTTATATTTTGATATCCCTACAATTATAGCGATATCTTCATAACTATATTTATATTTATCTGGTGTATATGTTCTTTTTTCTTGTAAATAAGATGCTACGACTTTCTTTAATAGATCTTCATACTTTTGTTCAGCTTCATCTTTTTTCTTTTTTAGCATTATTCCCTTAGTATCCATATTATACCTCCCTTATTTTGTAATATCAGATTTAATAATATTCTGATATGATGGTAACACATAAGCCCATTCTAAAACTGTTTTATTAAATCCTATTATAGAGTCATTCAATTCTTCAATAGAAATATTATTTTCTAAATCTTTAATTTGTTTAGCTCTTAGTGTTTTATTATCAGCTACATATACATATTTGTTATGATATAAATCTATTTCTTTATTAGGTCTTATTACATCATTATATTGAAAAATATCATCTATAAATCGTATATAACCAGTATTAGCATTTTCATATAAATGTCCTGAACAACTCCATTCGGTTATAAAACCTTTTTTATTTAATAACAATATAGGAGTGATCATAAGATCATCCAATATTACCATATCTAATGATTTATATTTACCATCATCTCCTAAAGTAGTTATATGTGGTGCATCTATACAATTATTAAAATTATACCCATCAGTTATAATCTCTTTTTCAATATTCACCCATTTCATAATAACATTACCCCCTTTTATAATTCAACGTCTTCTTCAGAATATCCACCTTCTGCTGAATCATATTTAAATACTTTCATCGTTGGTTCTTGTGAATCTTTTTTATCACGGAACTCAATAAATACGTCCATGTCTAACACGTCTGCCCATTTCCAAGCATTGTTTACAGTTAACGCACCTCGTTTTCCATCAGGTGATGTTTTAACATCTAAACTTGCTTTTATATTTGTGATATCATGTGTTTTCTTAAACTTATTTTTATAATCTTTTAATGATATTTTCTTTTCTAATAATATCATTTTTATTAGTCTTTTGAAAACATCATCATTTTCATCTATATCAGGAAGATAGATATCAGTTGATTTATTAATATCTTTCATAATAGTATTTTGTATTCTAGGGCTTATACTATTAGCCCTTTTTATAATAGATATTATTGAATCATCTTTTATATTGTCAAATTTAAATTTTTCTTTTTCTTCTTCATCCATATAAAAGAAATATTGTCCTTTTTCATCTGTAAATAAACCTGATGCATATTTCTTTTTCTTTGTTATGTTTCCTCTATAGATATACACATAACCGTCTTTTAGGTATCCTTTATCTTTTTCTAAAGTAATTTCATAATCAAATGGTTTTACAGGATAGATTATTTCATCACCCTCTATGGTTAATATACAATTTCCATATAAATAATTATTCATAATTTTCAACTCCTAGAAATATTTTTGTAACATAAATATCATTATCTTTTAATCCTTTAACCACAGCAGTTTTTGTAGATTCTTCATATTTAAAGTTAACATCTTTTAAGTTATTTTTTCGTATAAACTCAAATATTTTATTTATGTCTTTAACAGCATTCGTGTTTTTATTTATTTCAGTACGTTCTATTTTCGAAAAATTTTCATCCCATATATTTTCTTCCATAACAAATTTACCTCCTTTTAAAAAGTCCCCCGTTATAAAAACGGGGGCAATAATTTATGCCATTCTTAATCTAGTCATTCTCCAAATTTTTATTTGCTTAGCTCTTTTGCTATTTTTCTTAACCTTGTAACACCATTCTGGTTCTATCCACCAGTGGCGTATATGAGGTTTTAAAGTTCCATCATTTAAATAATAAAAATCAACTGTCATACCATTATATTCTCTCATATGTCCGTAACTCCAAAGACGATCTCTATATCCATCTCTTAGCATTAATTCGAAGTCGAAAACATAATAATATTTATCCCTTTTATCAAAATTAGTGTTTATTGTTTTTTTCATAAAAATACCTCCATAATATATATTTTCTTTCAATTATATAATATATAATTGAAATATGTACCTTTAACACATTTGAATATATAAAGGCGTAAGAATTACACGCCTTTATATATTCTTAATTAATTAATTAGGTAAAACTGTTTTTGTTTCCAATAGTTCAAATAAATTTTCTAATTCGTCTTCATCCAATTCTTCTTTATCTAATAACACTTTTGATATATGTCTAACATCTTCTTGGTGTTTAATTATGAAATCTTTTGCTACATTATAACATTCTTCTAAAATAGCTTTGACTCTTTTAGTTGCTTCAGCTTCTGTTATTATATCATCTTTACATAAATTAACAAATCCAAAAGAATCATCCATACCATATTCTGTTACTAAACTTCTAACATATTCATTAGCAATTTCTATATCATTAGAAGCTCCTGTAGTAACATTGTCTTTTCCATAAAATACTTCTTCAGCAGCTCTACCTGCTAAACAAGATATTACATTATTAATTAATTCTTTCTTTGTAACCAAATATTTATCTACGGCACTATTTTCGAAATGAACGAATCCTAGCATACCTCCTCGTGGTAAAATAGAAATTCTTTTTACTGTTCTATGGGCACATAAATAATGATTTGTTATCAAATGACCGACTTCGTGAACAGCTGCTAATTTTCTTTCTAATTCTTCAAAATTTCTATCTTTATCAGGTGAACCAACTACTTGCTCTTCAAAAGCATTTATAAAATCAATTTGTTCTACATATTCTTTACCCGCTTTTAATGCTCTTCTTGCTGCTTCATTAGCAACCAATTCTACGTCAGCACAGTTACGTCCTGACATATCTTTTGCTATAGCATATAAATCAACATCTTCAGCCATAGGACGTTTTTTACTATTTAATTCTAAAATACCTTTTCTAGCATTTATGTCTGGTAAAGGTACTTCTATTTTAAAATCAACTCTACCACTTCTTAAGAATGCAGGGTCTAATAATTTAATCATATTTGTTGCAAATATTAAAAATATTTTATCGTTGTTACTGCTAGACATTTGAGATAATAGTTCATTTAATATACTATTTCTAGCCTCTGCAGATTCTCCATTGTTTCTTTTCTTTGCTATAGAATCAATTTCATCTAAAAATATTACAGTATTACCTTCTCTCTTTCTAGCTTTATCAAATAAATCTCTAATTGTTTTTTCAGATTCTCCAATATATTTTTGGAATATATCTGAGATATTTTTTTGTTCAAATGTCGCATCTATTTCATTTGCAAGTGCTTCTGATATATATGTTTTCCCAGTACCAGGAGCACCATATAATAATATTGCTTTAATAGGTTTTATTCCCCAAGCTTTATATTTTTCTATATTTTTAAATTGATCTATTACATCAAATAATTTTTCTTTCACCTTATCCATACCTATAACATCCTCAAATTTATGAGTAGAATGATTTTTAGGTTCGGGTTGTGGTCGAGTATTTCCAACAAAGGTGAAAGGTTCTCTATTACGCTTACCATTTATTAAAGGATTTTCAGAATACAACATATCAATACTATCTACCATAGAAGGTAAATTATCATTTCTAAATGGATTCATAGGATTAACACAATATTCTGATTTTTTTATTTTAGAACATAAATCACTTAATAATGATTTTAATAATTTTATATCTATAGTTATATCTTTTTTATCATTTAAATTATCTATAATATCATGATATTTTTTTATTATAGGTATGTCTTCTTTATTTATAATATTCTTTTCATTTATTGGTGTTAACATAACTGATGATGCGGAATCATCATATTGTATTAAAAACACAAGATTTTTTTCTATTTTAAATTCAAAAACTAATTTCATATAATAAATACCTCCTCATTTCTTTTAATATTTTGTTATTGATTAAATTAAATATTAAACCGAGATTATATCTCGGTTTAATACCTTATAAACTTGTTATATTCATGGATACACCTTGAGTATCTTTAAATATGTTATTAACTACATTATAATAATCCTCATAAGTTTCCATTCCTATATTATCTAAATACTCATATTCATTTCTTAAAGCCTCTTCTATGGATTGTATTAATTCAAAATATTTAGATTCTGGTTCTTTTTTATCTGAAATGAATAGTCCGTCAGTTTTTATAAATGGTGTTAAAATTCCAGTACCTCCAGGATCAGAGTTACCTGTAACATTTAAATCTATTCTGCCTATAAAGGATGGATCAATTCCTCTTTGTAATGTACTTAGAGTTTTTCCTGTTTTACCACCTTGACTATTAGGTCCTTTGATAGTATATTTCAACTTATTAAAGAAATCCATGTCGTTTACTACGTCGTCATATTTAAATAATCCTGAGTCATATAATTTTGTTATTAATATATCTCCTTTAAAAGAAAATATTTGTTCTAGAGCATCTAGATTTTTTGAACCTGCACGTTTTACTTTACTCATTGCTTTATAAAGTTTATCACTCAAGGTACTAGATAATAATGATGCTATATATTCATTATCTCTCAATCTTTTATTAGTTATATCCATCATCTTTTTAGCTTTAAGTTCATTATAATTAAAGAACATCCAACGTAATGCTCCATACATATTATCTTTATTTTCAATAGATAAATTCAAAACCCTTTTTGTTGTCATATCAATCATTCTATCAACAGAAGATAATAATGTTAATGCTTTATCTATTTTAAATGATGGTTGATTTTGATTTTGTTGGTTACCTAATTTTTCCAACCAATGATTTTTATCATATACTTCTTCTAAAGATGTTCGATTTGTTATAATGTCTATCAACATGCCCACCATACTACGTACTTCCATACTGTTATCAAAAATAAGTCTGTTGATTTTTATAGTTATTTTTTGACTTATTTTGAAAAATATGAATTCAGTCATTTCATCTGGATTAGGATTATCGACGAATTTTATAACATCATTCATACCAAAATATCTCAACGTTTTATCTATACCCATTTTACTAAAATATAATAATAACATTGGTATTTCATTATTAAAAACCCTAGTAAAATATATTGGTATTATATAAGTAGTTTTATCATAATCTACTATATGTTTTATTTTTCGTTTTAAATGAATCGGCATTATTGATTTTAATACAACACTATTACTTGTTGTATATGTTGTACTATCTACAAGTTGATACATTAATATATATTTTTTGCCTTTAAGTTTATAACATCCATCTTTATCCTTTAAAGGTATTAGTATATTTTTAGTATACGTACCTGATAATAAATTTGTTTCACCTGTTTTCTTATCAGTAACTTCTAAATTTAACTCATAATGAATTTTTAATTCTCCTAAATGATTTTCATTTATATACATCACCTGTATTTTTTCGGTGTCTTTTTTATCTCCGTTTTTTCTTGTTCTAACATATTCACCTAATTTTATATCAGATTCTTTTTCAGTATATTCATAACCTAGTATTTTAATACAATCAAACACTTCTAATGATTTGATTGCTTCGTAAACATATAAATATAGATCTTTATCTAGTTCCCTGTTTATTAAGGGTAAGTTTAAATCATCATTGAATGATCTACAATATTCTGATAGCATTTTATACATACATCATCTCTCCTCCTAATAGTATAAAGTACTAGTATGATGCTCAAATCTTTCCTCTGAATTTCCAACAACCATACTATCTTCTAATCTAGAATCATTTTTTACCATAAGTTTGTATTCTGGTAATGAATCTAATGATATTATATTATTTACATTTTCAAAATATATTAAATCATATAACTTAAAACTATAATCTTTTTCTTTAATGTGTTCGCTTATTTCAAAGAAAACTTCTTCTATAAATATAGATAAAAACCTATCCATTATTTCATTATGATGAAGTAATATATTTGTTATAGAATATAAAGCTTGGACTGATAGATATAATATTTCATCCCAAATATTTTTATCAACTCTAGTTACGATTCTTCCTTTAAATTTATTTAAAGGAGCTTGGTTTTCATTATAACGAGAATAATCGATTCCTAATATTTCACAACCTCGTTTACCTATTCTAAAATCAGGTAATATATTAACAGCTTTTTCAGTTTCATCGAAATTTAATTCAACTAAACCTAATATTAATATATCATCTATATTCACATAAGCACTAAGGTCATCATCTTTATCTCTAATAGCATTTAGATTCGATATGATTGTTTTTAAGACAATAGATCCTAATGTAGGAATCACTTGTCTTTTGATAACACAAACACCGTATTCGTGAGATAATCTCACGAATACTCTGTTTGATATATTATTTAATGATTCAAGTTCTTGTACAGAACTAAGATATTGAAAAGCCATTATTCAGCCCTCCCTATAGATTTTATAAACATATCAACATCATCTATTTCTTTTTTATTGACAAAATATTCTACTGCTTTCAAGGAACATATAAATATATTACCATATAATTCTTGAGGTATATTTATATCTTTTTCCTTTAATTTATTAAAATAGTCATCTTTTTCATCTTTAAAATATTTTTGAACATTAATTATATCTAAATTTATTACTGAACACATATAATTTTGATTATCATTTAATCTGAACTCCTGCATATTTTCATCTACATAAACTTCTATATTATCGACTCTGTAAACAATATTTTCTTTTGGTGTTAAGATAATATCGTTTATAAATATATCTAATGCTCCTATAACAGGTTTAATATCATTTACCAATATTTTAAGTTCATCATATATCACAGTTGATAAATAATATTTATATCTTTCCTTTAAACTATTCATAATTTACCTCCTATTTTTTATCAACATCAATAGAGATTTCTTTTATTCTATCTTCAAATAATTTATTTATTATTTGTTGTTGTCCTTCGTTTATTTCTATATTACTAAAATTACAATCTTCGTCTAATAATATAGAGAATTGATCTAAAATAGTAACTACATCATCTTCTACTTGTTTTCTCTTTATTAAACCTAAAGTTTCATCTAAAAATATTTCAGCTACTTTAAAAATTATCGTATACTTATTAAGATGAAAACCATGTTCTCTTTCTAAATATTCAACAGCTTGTAATGATATTTCATCTAATATTTTATTATCAACATCTGGCATTTTATCTGATTCTTCATCAGATAATGGCATATCTAATTTTCTTTTTGCCATTCTTCCTAATTCTATAGTAGTATTTAATACATGATTCTCATCAACAATATGAACTATATTTAATAATTCAAATAAATTCAACTCTATTTTTTGCTTTTTAGGTTCTTTTATAAGTTCTATTGATTTATAATATGCAGCATCCATAAAACAATTAACAAATGCAACTATAAGTTGCTCATGTGATATTATAATTTTATATTTTTCTTTTAAAGTGTCTATTGTTCTATTTGTAATGACACTTACCTCCTTAAGACTTCCTAAAGTTTCTAGTGGTTTAAACATAATATTTTACCTCCTATTTATTAAACATTTTGATTCTGAATTATATATCAGTAATCATCAATTATATAATATATAATTGATTACTTTATCTTTTACGATGAAATAAAATCATCTATAGGTGTAACATAGACCTATAGATGATTTATTATTATTTAGATTGTTTTTCTAATTTATGAACTGTGTAATCATATTTTATAATTACATCTTTTATTTCCATAAATCCTATTCTATTTCCCTTTTTATCTTTGTAGTATTTGAATAAAGGTACATCTTTCATTCTTTTTTTCATATTTTTAATCACATTAGGATTATTTTGGTATGTTACTACTGCAGCATATTCCTCTATATTTTCAGGTATGAATGATTTTAAAGGTTTAGCTTCAAATTCAATAACTTCATCCTTATCTATATTTAACACTTCTTTTAGTAAATCAACTTCTACTTTAGTAATATCTACCTTACCTAACATTAATATTTTTTTCATTATCAATTTCCTCCATTTAATTAAATTTTATTTTACAATATTGTTATAGTGTATATAATTTTTTATGTAAAAAATTGAGAACATAAAAAGCTAACTCTAAGAGTTAGCTTTTTTAAATAACACCCTCTCGTAAGAGTTTTCAGTCTATCTTTTATATTATAAATATATTTTCCGTAGATAAATATATAAGTATAACATAAAAACAATTTGATATTAATTATAAATATTATCATATAATTAAATAAAAAATTCTACGTTAATTGTATGATAATATTATAATTTGTTTTAATATCATTAGACTGAGTGTTTTATAAACTTTTAAATTAATAAGATCTCGAAAACGTTATCTGTTGCTGAAATCGACAGATTATGTTTTATTAAAATAAGACAGCTTCTAATCATTAATTATCAATTCCATTCCAATCACCCATAATAATCTTTCCTGCCTTAAACGTACTAGCGTCAATGTGACGTGACACATCAACCGTTCCTCTTTAAGTGTACTAAACTACTAAGATAGCAATCAGTCAAAAAAATATCAAAAAAATAATCGATTCGCATTATATTTTAACAAACACGCAATACCGACCAGAGAAAGAAAACATTGCATAACACTTCCGCAGATCTTTTCTCAAAAAGAGTTCAATCCTCCTGCTTTCTCGAGCATGATTGATGCTTACTAATCCGCTATCCAATTTAAGGAATCCTTCGAATAACGTCGTTCTGGTTACAATCATGTGATTCCCCTCGAATACTCACAAGACAGGATTTGAACTTTTATAATTAAATATTTTTATTTAATATATTGTTATTATTTATAATTTTTTATATGCTTCATCTAAAGTTAATATTTTTACACCTTTCTTTTCAGCATCTTTTATTTTACTTGATGTTGCATCTAAGGAAGGTACTATTAAATATTTTGTATCTTTTGTTATCGAATTTGTTATTTCATAACCTTTATTTTCTAATGTTTGTTCAAAGTCAGTATCTCTAATTTTAGAAAAACATACTTTACCTTTATCAGATTTTTTATATTTTTTTACATTTAAAGTGTCTAATAGAAATTCTATTGTTTTTAGTTTACTAATAATACCTCGTTGTATTTTCAAACAAGTTTTTTCTCCAAAACCTTTAGTTGTTATTAAATCTGTAACTAATAATCCTTCTTTACATTCATATAATAATTTTTCTAAAGACATTTCTGATAATACTTTCTTAAAGATTCTTTCTCCAATATTCGGTATTCCTAATGAACCTAATAATTCATAATCATAACATTCGTTTTTATCTTCTATGCCTTTAATAATATTCATATATGATTTTATACCAAATCCTGGTATTTGAATTATTTGTTCTTTATGATCTTTAAGAGTATATAATGATTCAATACTTGTTAATATTTTTTCATCAAATAAAGTTGTTACTTTGCCTATTGAAATACCTTCTATTCTCATTCTAGTAATATAATTTACTATATTACCTATTATTCTTGATGAACAACTTTCGTTGACACATTTTAATACTGGGTCCTCTTCTAATCTACAACCACAATATTTACAATGTGTTGGAGTTACAAATTTATAACCATTATTATTTTTTCTACAACTAGCATCTACATCTAAATATGGAATAATTTCATATTTAATCATAACTTCATCACCTCTATGCAAATCTAAAGATTCAAATCTATCTATTGAACCTAGTGATGCTGATGATATCGAGTTTCCGTTCATTATGATTGATTTAAATTTAGCTACTGGTGTTATACTTCCTCCTAATCCTATTGTAAATTCAACATCCAGCAATGTTGTTCTTTTTTGTTGAGCTGGGAATTTATATGCAACTTCAAATCTATTGATTGCTCCTATTCTACCTAATCTATATTGTATTGAAGGATTATCGAGATATATAACAACACCATCAGTAACTAATCCATTACTTCTTATATGTTCATTTATAAGATTTATTTTATACTCAACTTCTTTTAAATTATAAATGTTATCACAATGTTCATCATATTCACTTTCAATTATAATAATGTTATTATCATTTTCATATTGTTGTCTAAGTGGCATTACTGTTAAATATTTACCTAATTCAGGTCTTAACTCTTTCTCATTTAAAATACTAGAAACTGCTGACCTAGCATTATTATATTTCCTTTGTTCTTCACAAAATAAATTGAATTGAACTTTGGTCATAACTGTTTCTGTTTTTATACCGAATGGTATATTTCTTCTTGAGTATTCTTTAAAATTAATTCTATCTTTAAATAAAGCTGTTACTTCAACAGCAACATTTTTATCTGTATCTCCTCTTAATAATGAATGCATTATATTACCCTCAGCATCACATTCATGGACCACAGATAATCCATCATGTTTTGGTTGTAATATAATTGAAGGATATGGTATTTTTTCACCTAATATGTTTTCTGTAGTATCGAGCCAATTCTCTAAGCTATTTCTATTATCTTTAGATATTATTTTTCCTTTATCGTCAATAATATTTCTTTCATATTTTGTCATATAGTGTATTTTATCTATAGTACCTCTTAACATTGGATATTTATGTTGTCTTAGTTTTTTACCTTGTATATTTATACTTCCAACATAATCATTCATACCATTATATAACATGAGTTGATATAATTTATCAAAACTTTCATCTGTTATTGGTGATTCAAATGCTGTATTATTATAAATAAATTGAGTTATTTCTATTATTTTCTTTATTGTTACCAAATCCATGTCATCTAAATCTTTACTATCTAATAAATATTTCACTATCTCTTCAAAATTTATTGCTTTAAGTGTTTCTATTAATTCATTTATCTCATCTTCATTCATTTTTTCTAAATTATTAGATAAATCTAATAATTGATGATATATATTTAACTTATTCATCGTCATCCTCACTTTCATAAATTATTAATGATTCATTTATTAATAAATCCATATCCAGTGGATTTATTTGTTCTACAACAAAATCAATTTCTTCTTCAGTTATATTGCTATCATCATACATAAGCATGATTCTTTCTTCTACGAAATGTTTTATTGGATCTTGTTCTTTAAATTTTATACCATTATCATTTAATAATTTATTCACTTTTTCATAATCTTCATCGTGTATAGATAAATATTTCATAAACTCCTCCTTATATAAATTGTATTTATGAGTCTAGAAATTAATCTAGACTCATAAACATTTTTTATTCTTTCATACTTTGCATTATTTCTTCTCTTATTTCACATAATCTTTGTTGATATTCTTCTTCAGTTCCTGCAAAAAGTTCGTCTTTTACCATTTCTTGTAATCTGGCTTCTACAACTCTATGAAGATATTCAACATCAGTAGCCATAAATTTTTCTCCATTAAACTCACGTTGTTTTTCAATACCATCATCAAGTTCAGGATAAATCAATTCTACTTGTTCTTTATATTCTTCAAGTTTAAGACCCATTGGTCTTAAATAAACATCAAATACCTCAGCATTTCTGTTAATAATATCTTCATCGATTCTAAGATGTTCGACTTCACCATTTTTCAATAATTGTGTTGGTAAATCCCTAGTACCTTCAATAGAGTTTCTATAACTCATATTTTGTTTTGCAATCTCTAATGGTTGCATTCCTATTAATAAATTTAACAATTCATCAACTCCCCATCTACAAGGAGTTTTAGGATATAAAATTTTATTTTCTTTAGCTTGTGCATCTTTAATGGGAACACCTATTAAAGAAACTCCTCCTACACTTCGTGATGAAAATCCTTTTGCTGCTGTTTGTTTTAAACGGATTATATACATTTCACCAATATAATCTTTTTTCATTATTGGTCTATAACGACCATTCTTTTTCTTATATATTTGATATGGTGTTAACCAATCTCCATGTTTTGCATAAATTTCTTGTAAAATAACAAATAAAGGTTTCTTATGCCAAAATGGTGGGATGTTAACATATATCCCTCTATTATATATATCTTGAATGAATTCTTCTTTTTGCTCATCATTATATTTGTCATATATAGCTTTCATTCGCGTTTTCTGATCTTCATTGAAATATCCTATCATCATAAATACAAAATTTGCTCTTTGGTCATTAGTTTCTAATGTTTTAATTCTGTCTATTGTTCTATTCATGATGAATGTTATTGATTTTTCAAATAATTGGAAAGTATTTATTCTATTAATAACTCCTAATCTATTAAATTCAACATCCATAACATCACCATTTTCAGTAATAGGCATATCTTCATCATCTAATACATCTGATATAACACCTTTATTTCCATACAATCCAGTTATTTTTGATCCCTTCTTTAATGGAGTTTCTCTTGCAACAACAAATTCTAATATAACATTACTGAATGGTTTCTTTGTTTGTACTTCGCACCATTTAACATCTTTATTAAGAATTTCCTTTGCTTTTTTATATAATCTATTTAATTCTATACTATGAGGAAGATTATTTAATACTATATCTTTAAGATAATTATATATTTCTTTATAATATCGCAATTCGTTTTCATAATAATCATTTAATTGTTCATGATATTCATTTTCCCTCATTTCTTCTAATGACTTATTTGAATATACGTTTATGTCTACTATTTTTCCTCCTGACGAACCTTCAACACATAACGTATCATTTGAAAAGTTTATTTTTCGCAAATTCGATTCTTTAAAATCAAAGAATATCTGATCATTATCTATTCTTCGAGTGGAACATATAATTTTATCATTTATAGTTTCACCTATATCGGGGAAAGTTTTATAGTAATTAACATCCCCATATAAATTTAATAATATATCATTGTCGTTTATAGAAACACGAATAGTTTCTACTTCTGTTGTTTTAGTTCTTTCTTGAAATGATTTTGATATCAAAATTGCATCTTCTGTTGTTCTTATATCTGAAGTATATGCAAAAGTTGCATTAACTCCGATACGATAATTATTATATTCATCATAAGAAGTTGATTTATATAATACATCACCTTTATTTACAATATCATCTGCTTTAAGTTTATCTAAAGAATCGTTGTTATATAAATAACCAAATTTTTCAGTTAAATCTTCTACTATCTTTTTTTCTATGATATCATATTCTCCCGTATCTCTATTTTGTACAACTAACACATATAAATGCCCATCTTTAAATTTACAAATTTTCTTCTTAACTATTAAATCACATCTAGCTCTTTGTAATCCTGTTGAATGCTCACCTACCATATTATAATATTCAGTAAACACTTTTGGAAACTCAGGATTATTCATATTTGTTCTTTGTTTCAAATGACCTGTAGTCATTAAAGTCCTAGAACTTGATGTGTATATTGGATGTGTTAATAAAGTCATTCCTAATATAGCATTATTATTTTTATATTTTTCCTCTGCGTTTTCTAAGACTTTCTTTAATTCTGCTGTACTAGAATTAAACACCACATCTTTATTTTCTTCTTTCTTTTCTCTACTCATATATTTACCTCCTTTATTATTCATTCTATTATATAATATATAATTAAAACAAGTATCTTTTACAATACATAAAAAGTGACAATTAGAAAAACTAATTGTCACTTTATTTTATGTCTATTTAATTATATCAAAAAATTGTTCTTCAGTTAAACCTATATTATCACCAAAATCATTAACATCTGATGTTCCAAATAACATTGCATCTAAATGTGGTTGCACCGCTTCCATTATAACTTGTTTAACTTCAGGTCTTTTAAATTCTTCAACTATATTTAATTCATCAAATCTAACGTCTTTATTCTCACCAATATATCTAGAATTTCTTCTTCCTCCATTCAATATACCTAATTCCTCTTTAGCGTAACATAATAATGAACGTTCATTACTAAATCCAGTATTTTGGTCATATACTAAAGGTACACTAACACCAGATATGTTTGTTCTAGATTTTATTATTTCAGAATTAACAGTAAATCCAGCATAACCATCATCTGCTACATTAGCTTTAGTTGCTCCTCTTGCAACATTCTTTATTATTGTATTTGCATAATAAACAGTAGCAGTACCACCTGGTAACTGTTCGTCCTGTTTAAGATATAATACTTGTGCTTGAGATTTTGCAAAAGGATTATCTATTTGAATTTTTGGATGAATATGATTTATTGAAATAATAGTTATATTATATTCTCTTATTATTGATAAATACTGTTTAAAGAATTGAGTTAAATCTCTAGCAACTCTCATTGCATAGGTATTTTTACCTAATTCTATATTTTCTACAAGATAATCTTCTTCTCCCGAACCTTTTTTAGCTTTCTTTAGTTTTTGTTCTGGTCGCATACTTAATTGTGGTATACTATCAATTACTAAAACTGTAGGAACATATAAAGTCATATTCTCACCAAATTCATTTTTAAATTCAGTTGTGTACGTATAATCTTTTTTATGTTTTGCTTTTTCTTGAGTTATCGCCATTATAGTTTCAGTAATATCTTCTAAATAACTTCTATCTGATTTTAATACGAGATGTTCAGATATTTCTTTATTTGTTAAATCTGTAAGATTTTTATATCTTGTTATTGATAATGCTCCTTCTAAATCGAAATGAATAACAAGACCGTTTTTATATGGTTTAACCATATTAGCAGCCATTTTACAAGCCATTGCTGTTTTTGCTGTTCCTGATTTACCTATTATTGTTATAAAACTTCCACCTACAACTCCAACAGCATCATGACTTCCTATAACATTTTCATCCATGTCTTTTGCTATTAATTTATATCCTAATCTATAGTCCAATAAATCCAATCCTGAACGATATGGTACTACAGTATTTGATTGAGTAAATAACCCAGTATCATCATTTTCTCTTAATCTTTCCAATAATATATTTGCCATATTATATACCCTCCGTAATAATTATTAAAGAATTTTCTATAGATTTGTCAAATATTAACATTAACGTTCTATAAATTTCATCTTTATTTAATGTTTCTTCGTTTATTATTTTTCGTACAGATTTCAAAGAATAAAATTCAAATTTAAAAATGTCACTACTTGACATTAATTTATTAAATTTTTTAGTATCTTCTAATATAAATTCTACTTTATCTATAATCTTTAAAGACATTATTAATTCTTTTGATCTAGCTTCTAATATTTTATATTGTAAAATCTTTCGATTGTTGTTATCTTCATCAGTTTTTGGTTTTTTAATAAAAGGGTCACCCAATTTTAATAATGGATCTTCTGTTATTTTTACTACATTTTCAAATGGATTTTTAGATAATACTTTTTCGATAAAATTATCTATTTTTTCCATATCAGTATATTCTTCGCTATTTTTACTCACGTCATTAACTAAATCAACATATTCTATTATTTTATCATCATGTTTTAAAATAATATCTGATTTCTTTACATTTAATCTATTTAAAACTTCATATGTCTGAACTGCTGTTTCATAAGTACCATATAATTTATATGGCTTTATTTTTTTAAACATATTGTGATTTCGTATATAAATATAATACATAATATTACCTCCTTAAAATATATAAATAAACATGTTTACAAACTCAACATGCATTCTTAGTTTTTTTATAATATTATCAAATTCTTGTTTATTTATATTATCTTTTTTGTCTATTATCATTATTGAAGGGACTACATTAAACATATTTGTCATTTTCATAAGTCCGTATTTTTCTTGAATATTTTCTATTATATTTTTTATATTATAATTTCTATTTATTTCTATAGAATTAACTCTTTTTGAATTATATAATTTTTCTATTTCATCGTTATTAATTAATAAAGTATTGTAATAGTATATATCTACCATATAATTTGATTCTTTAGTAAGTTTATATATTTCGTTTGAAATAATATTTGATATCTGTTTAATGTTGTAATCATATGAAGATAAATCATTGATTTTTTCATTCCTCATAAATTTCATTATTATTTCACCTCTGCTTATTTTATTCTCCAAACAATTCTCCCGTTTGTCAAATCATATACAGATACTTCTATTTCAACTTTGTCATTTTCTATAACACGAATTCCGTTTTGTCTTAATTTACCTGCTAAACTACATGTTGTTGTAAATTCCATAGGTTCCTTAACACTAACTAAAAATTTACAACCTGGTAAGGCTTCTTTTACTTCTCCTGTTAATCTTAAATTATCTTTTTTAATTTTTTTATTCAACTCAATATTTCCTCCTTTAAATTATATCTATACTAATTTGTATAAGTTTATATAAAAAAATAATAGGTGGCTATGCCACCTATTATCCTTAGAATAAATGAGAATATTTCTTTTCATTTTTTATTTCTATAAGAATGTTATATAATTTTAAACCACCCTTACATTTGTCACTATCCATATCATAGAATTTACCACTATCAATTAAACGTTGTAATAATCTATTTGATATATAATAATTAGCTAATACATTTGTTTGTCCTGTATTTTTATTAAATCTATCTATATCTTTACATACGTTTATGATTATTTTTTTAACTTTTCTAGTATCCATATAATTAGCCAATTGGAACAGAAAACTTCTTAATCTTATTTCATAAAATCTAACTTTAGGATTTCCTACTTCTATATCAGGATAAGGAGTTTTAGCTATACCATACAACAACTGTTCTGCTGTTAAATTAGGAATTAATGTTGTATAAATACCACGAATTAAATCTTTGCTCATAGATACAAATCCTAATTCTTCTTTTAATACTGTTGGAAGTTGCTCAGTTATAGCACTAACTTCTTTCACTTTATAGAAATCTGAAGGCTCAAATCCTCTCATTGTGAATATTGAAAGATAAGACATGATTTTTAACAGTTTCTCATCTTTTATTATTTCTTCAAATTCTGAACAGCGTATATTGTACGCTAATTCAGTCATTGTTCCTATTAAATCTTTATCTTCTTCATCTATTGATGCAACATATAACACATGAGCCATATCAGAATCTAATTTATCAGTTTTATAACCAACATTTTCTATTGCTTGTATAACTTTGTCTTTTTTAATAATATTTTTTAGTTCTTCCATTTGATTTTGAGCTGATTCCTTAAATCTGTTTCTTTTTATAAAACCTATTATAACATCTTGATATTTAGGAATTAAATCTTCTATTTCCTTTACTTTTAAATCATAACTCATTTCATTGAAAAAGTTTTTAATTGTTAATCTCATTATATAACTACCTCCATTTATTTTTATTTCAATTATATAATATATAATTGAAATTATCGTCTTTTACTTATATAGTCAATTGAATTTTTTTACATATTTGTTATATGATAAATAAAAAAAGATACAGGAAAAACCTGTATCTTCATAATATTCTTTTATTTATAAATAAAAGATTAATGTTTATTAATTTTTTTTGATAATATTATATCAGCAATATAATATTTATCATTTTCAAATACTTTTATTACGTCATGATCAGTTTCTATTTTTTGATAAAATATATCTTTATCTGATAATCGTGTTGCTTTTGCTACACCATAGCTTATTTTTCTTCGTATTAATATGTGATTTGCATCTTCTTTATTAGTTATTTTAAATACATATCGACCAGTATTAGTTTCAATCAAATTTCCATATTTATATAAACTAAATCCACCAATATTATTTATAAATCTTTTCGATTCTTTAAATTTAGCAGCACCCATAGAATTTATGTTTTTATCTATATATTCGATTAAACCTGTTTTATTTTTACTTATAAATTTATCTTCAGTTTCAATTATAGTTCTATCATATGTTCCATATGATAAACATATAGGCATATTATTTTTTATATAATCTTCTTCAGCTTTAATTAATACTTTAGTAAATTTTTCTATAAAACTATCTTTATCGTCAACTAAATCCAAAATATCTTTTTGTTCGTCTGTTAATTCAAAATTACTTAATAAAGGCATAACTAAGATAGCTGCAAAACTAGTACCTTCATTGATAACAGTATTGGTTACATTGAAAAAATTGTCTGCTTCTCTATTTATTCTATTAGCTATAATACCATAATAATATTTTTTAGTATCTTTTAATTCATTTATTTTTTGATACACCTTATCCATAAACGAATTAAATTTTTCTAAATCAATTTCATGTTCATCAACTAATACAAGATTTTTACCTCTAAATGTTATTTGATTAATAAAATACTCATATCCTTTTTTTATTTCGAATTCCATAATTAAACCCTCCTATTAATTTTATATAGTTATTATATTTCTTTAACATTAGAATTAATGGCTTCTTCAATTAATTTTCTAGCTTGTTTTCTTAATTCTTTATAAGCTGTGTTTGTATTTGTAACCATTAAAGAGTAAGCTTCAAACAGAAAATCAGTATCATTCAAATTAAAATTTTGTTTATTTACACGTTCGAATTCGTTTTTAAATTCTTCAAATCTATTTTCAACAATATATCCACTTAATAAGGATTTTATTCCAATAATAGATGCCATATCAAATACATTTAATATGCTTCTTTTATTTGCTAAATTAACAGATGCTACTGCATTTTCATATTCTGTGTTTAATTCATTTTGCACATCATTTACAAAATGAATTAAAGATGATTCATTTTCAGAACAAACTTTTTTATATTTTTCTATAGCAGTATCTAATTTAAAATCTATAGTTTTCTTTTCTATTAATTTATTTATATTCATAATATCTTCTCCTTATCCTAAACATATATTTTCTTTCTCAATAAATTGTATTATATTGACTATTTTAGATGCCAACTCTTCAGCATCTATATCATGTTGTATACTGTTTAAATCATGACCTATTACACCAACAATAGATCTTCTACCTATTTCCATATCCTCATTTGAAGAATCTATTGCTGCTCGAGGTTTAACACCTCTTTTTCTTAATAATACTGTACCTATACTATTCGGTTTTAACGATAGTGCAGCATCAATACCGATTATTTTATTTTTATCCATATGCTTTATCTTTTCATCCCATATACATCTTACATTAGTACCATGGATGGGATTTTCCATAGTACCATATACCTCATACCCCAAATCTTTTAATTTAGAACCAACACGTGGTCCTATGGAATCAAAGTTTGTGTTGGGTGTACCAACACAAACATAAATGTTATTATCCATAATATTATACCTCCAATAATTATTTGTTCTCAAAGATATAATATATAATTGAAAAGACTATCTTTTACAACTAATTATTTTTTAGTTTTAGGTAAAATATAATCGTTTCCTATAAGGTCATTCATTATACCTGCACCCATAAAGAATACTGAAGTAGTGTTAAGTGCTGTTTTATTAGCAACATCATCAGTTAAATCATCTAATGCAACATAACCATTTCGCATAATAGATTGATTCATTTCTTTTTTCATAACCATATCATCAGCTCTAGCGGACATAAACTCTTTTAATGTTTTATTAGCTCCCATAGCTAACATTGAACTAGTTTCATTATCTGAGTTTCTAGAGTTTTTATCATGACCTGTAACCTGACCAGTAAGCATATTTCTTTCAGATGTTTCTGTAGATAATCCTAATTTTTTAAAGTTTAACTGTTGCATTCTTTTCATATTTAAATATCCCACAACACATTTATATTTAGATACTACAGGTTTATTTGGATCTGGACTTGCATAAGGTATAACAACTTCTTCAAATAAAGGAACATTTAAATATTTCGCAGCTTTTTCATAATTATCTATCTCCATTGGATTTTCGTAATCTACCATAGTTGCTCGTAAATATGGAGTTTTTTCTTTAAATAATGTTCCAAAAAATCTATCAAATTCAGCATCGGTCATTTCTTTAAATTTATTTTTATACCATTCAGTATTTCTACCAGTTGGATCAAATAAATCAAAAAATGTGTATATATGATCTTCCATTCTCTTTCTCGTTGCTTTATTTATCATAATATTTACCTCCTAATAAAATTTTCTACTAAAATATTGCATAATAACACCAATAATAAACCCTATTAAAAAATTACAAAGTAATTTCATATTAAATCACCTCTTATATATTTCTTTGTATAAATAATAACATATATACTAAAGTTGCTTTTTTACAATCATTAAGCGTAGGTATACGTGTTATTTTTTTAGTTAATCCTGATTTAATTAAAAATTCATCTATTATATCTTTCAGTCTAGTTAAATTATCATTAAATGATGTCTGTTTTTTATAAAATTTTTTCATTTCTATAATAAAATCAGGAGTAACTATATCTTTCATATCTTTTTTATAATCAAAAAGATATGTTTGTATTATTAATCTTACACATTCTTCAAAATCTTCTAATCCTTTATCATAAACATATGATAAAATTGTTCTAAGATTATTTATAGAACAACCTGATTCTATAGCACACGCCTGTCTAAGTAATTTGGCATCAGGATAACCACTAAGACTTAATTTGTTAGCTATTTTTTGTGCTGTTTTTTCTACTTCAAAAGATACATTATCTGAAGCTATAAATTTATCCTCAGTATCTATATCTTGATCAACATTATAAAAATTACCTTCTAAATGGTCTTTTTTAAATTCAGAATAAAAACTATTAAATGCTGTTGAATATCTTCTATGATTATCATTTATTAATTTAAAAACAGTATCATTTATAAGAACACAATTAACAGTTTCTTTTTTTCTAACAACAAACCAATTATTTATAAATACTTCATTTTTCTTAGCTATCATTTTAAGTATAGAACCATATTTTTTAAGGTCATTTTTATAAGATAGTCTATTTAGAGTATATTCCATTATACTTATAGTTGCTTGACTTGTTCTTTTAAAATATTTACTTCTAACATTTCTATACATATATAAGGAACATATAAACATAGATTGATTTCGCATTTCTTCATTTTTAACATTATTAAAATATACAACTAAAAACATAGTAGCCATGTAAACAGGATTTTTAATAACTCTCCATTTATCAGATTCTTTTGGTATATCTGGAGATGCCTTTATTGCTTCTTTTATATCATCTTTAGAAACTCCTATAGTTTTAAATATTTTATTTTCCATATCCATATTTGTATATATAGATTTAGAAGGTATAGTTGCAGCCAATGCATCACTATTTGAGTTTATCAAACTATTAAATACTCTTTTTAAATCCGATACATTAGCTCTATTTGATAAACTATTTTTAATCTTTGGATAAATATGATCATATAACGTAGTATATTTAGCCATAATTCATTCTCCTTTCAAAAAAAATAATACTTAGTTAATTGTTTTGATTGACATTTTTTAATCAATAAGAAGGTAAGGATAATCCTTACCTTCTTATTGATTATTTTATAACTATATCTAAAACTCTATCTTTAGCTGGTACCTTCATTACTTTTTTACATTCATGAAGTCTATTTAATTCTTCTATATCTTTAACTTTAAATTCTTCTTCTACGAACATAGTATATACCATAAACTTATCGCTATCTTTAACCGATTTAATAGCAACTATTTCTTCATTTTTAGCTAATCTACTTATTTGAAGAGTATTTGACTTCCTTTTCATAGTTTCGAATGTTGATAGGGTACATTTTTTCATTCTACCTTTATTAGTTACAACTAATATATATTTATCTCTATTATTAATCATAGCAGTTCCTTTTACTTCATCACCTTCTGCTAATTTTATAACTGATAAACCATATGCAGCTCTACCACATTCTCTAATATCATCAGAATTAATTCTAACTCCTCCACCTTCTCTTGTATATACTATCATATCTTTACTTTCATCTACTAATAAATCAACAGACACTAATTCATCATCATCTGCTAATTTTATAGCTACTACTGTTCCTCTTATTTTGTTTATATTCTTATATGATAATTTTTTAGATAAACCTTTTTTAGTAGTCATAACAACAAATGTTGATTCTTTTTTAGGTTTTGGAAAAGCACCTACTATATTCCCATTCACTGTTATCATATTAGATAAACTTACCCCAGTGCTACCTTCAGGTGTTGAATTAATATTATTAACTTTTATTTCAGACATATTTCCTCGTTTATCGAATAATAATATACTATCTCTATTATTTACAATGAACATATCTTTTCCTTTATCACCTTCTTCTAGTTCTCCTATTCCTGTGTTTCGTTTACCTAATTTTTTTATCATATCATTTTTTGTTATAACTATTCGATGGTCTGTATCAGCAATATAGTTATTATTCAATTCAAATTTAACCACATCACTTTTTCTTGGTTTTCCAAATAATTCTATTCCTTCTCTTAATTCTTCTTTTATTATATCATCTATTTTCTTAGATGATTTTACTAACGACATCAATTCTTCTATTTCTTCTTTTAGTTTATCTCTTTCAGTTACATATTTTTCATGTGATGATTTATTAAATGAATTTATTTGCATACTTCCTATTGAAGCAGCTTGTAGTGTTGATATTCCAAATTCAATCATTAACATATCTCTAAATTCTCTAACATCATATGCTTTAGTAGCTAATTCTATTGTCTTTTTACTATTTTTTGTATTTGATATAAATATCAATATATCTAATACATGAACACGTTCAGTTTTCTTTGTTATTTGTTTATTTATTTGTCTTCTTTTTATATCTCGTCTAAAAGCTAACCAGTCTAATAATAATGTTCTCACAGTATATTCCTTTAATTTATATTCATCAACTAGTGTTAAATCATATGCTGCCGATGTTAACATTGGTGTCTTTTTATATAATAATTCCAATGCTTTATCTAAATCTGTTCCTTCCTTAAAAAGAATTTCGATAGATAGTTTAGCTTGTTCTTTACTATTTTTCTTTCTTTTTTTCTTTCCATTTCTTTTATCATTTTGATCATGGATATCAACATATCCAATAAGTTCATTATTTTTTCCCATAGCAATAACTTTATCTTTTATTTGTTGTAAATCTGTATTCATAGGAACAGATAAAACTTCGATTTTATTATTTTCATAATCTATATTAGTTTTAGATTTCATTCTAAATTTACCTTTACCCGTTCTTCGTATATCATCAAATTGACCGTCATCGATTATTTCACAACCATTAGGTATATCAGGATAAATTATAGTATCATAATCAGGATGATCCATTAATTTTAGTGTAAACTCACATATTTCTGTAAAATTATAATTAGGCTGTTCAGAATACATTCCATAACCAATAGCCTTACAAGACTTAGTTAATACTGCTGGATATCTCGCTGGTAAATATTCAGGTTCTGTTATCTCATCAATATAACCGTCTTTCATTGGTACTATCATTTCATCAAAATCTTTAAAATAACAATATAATGAAAATAAACTAAGTTTTGCTTCTAGATAACGGAAAGCTGATGCTCCTTTACCCATTTCATTTCCATAAGAACCAGACCCATCTATAAATTCTACAGCATTTTTCCATGGTCTAGCTAATTTAACACAAGTCTTGTATATATTTGTTTCACCATGAGGATGATATTTCATTACTGCCCCTATAATTAAACCTAATTTCTTATAATTTCCTTTTGGCAATGCATTTACATCTTTATACATTGCATATAATACTCTTCTTTCAGATGGCAATAAGCCATCTGTTATGAAAGGTATATGACGATAAACGTTTTTATTTGGAGCAAATATCGAAATAGCCTTTTTGGCTTCTTCTGATAATTCTCCTTCTATTATATGTTCATTGAATTTCTTTTTTGCTTCAGAAATTTTCATTTATCTTTTACCTCCTCTGTCTATTTCTTTCATAATTAATAATATTAACCATAATCCACTTAAAATAGTGATGGTTGTCAGGATTATATTATTTTGATTTTGTGTAAATAATATATCAATCACAAATAATAATAATAAATATAATTTATAAGCTTTAATTAACATCTTATTATAAAATACATCTTGGTTTATTGTTTTTTCATATTTTAAATCTGTTGATATATAAGGCACAGCATCAGGTAGATATTCCTTAGGAATATCTATTATGCTTCCTATTGTAACAATATCTGAACCATCTTCTTCTGAAACTTCAACTTCCCAATATACATCATTTACAGCTCTATTAAATAATTCTCTCATTGATATTTTCATTTTTAACATTTTTTGTATATCTTCGTTATATGATTGTATTAACACATATTTAAATTCAAATGTGTCAGTACATAATACAGCATATCTTATATTTCTATTATCTTTACATATAAAGAATAGAGGTACAGATGTTTCCACCAATACCTTTTCTAAATATAATTTTCTCCCTTCAATCACAAATTGTACATTATCATTTTTTCTCATAATATTCTTTCCTCCTCTTAGTTATCTAACATATCTTTATTTATTTCAAAGGTTTCTGTCATTTGTCTACGTTCTTTATCTTTCTTCTTACTATGAAGAATTTCATACATCTTCATTGCTTCTTCTATATCAGAAACTGTCAATCTTACTAAAGTTCTCTTATTAGGATCCATTGTCGTATCCCATAAGTCATCTTCAGAAAGTTCTCCCAGTCCTTTATATCTAAGTTCTTTTTGTGGTTGAACTTTTTGAGCCAATGTTAAGAATTCACCTATTGTCATAGTTCCTCTATTTTCATTTCCATCTTTATATTTTTCTTCTACATGAAGAATATAATAATCTTCATTTTCATCCATTATTTTTTTCAATTTAGCTGTTTTCTTATCAAAGATTTTATCTAATGTGAATATTTGTTGTTTATTTTCATATATACCTATAATAATATCATCTATTCCATTATCATCTTTAACTACATTTATTTCTGGAAATTCTTTTTTAATTTCAATTTCAAAATCATCATCATATCTATGCTTAACAACATATTCAACGACTTTAGGATGTGCTATACAATGTTTAGAACACGCTGTTAATTCTTCTAGATAATATTGATGAGATATTAATATTTCATTAAATTCTTTTTTCTTAATAGGTTCACCATTAGGTTTTTCTATTATGAATTTATCCATTATACATCTATAATATACTTCATTATATTCTGCTTTATCAACAACAAACGGTTTTTTCTTATCTTTAATTTTATATAATGGTGGTAATACTAAATATAATCTACCATCTAATATTAAATCTGGCATATGTTTTAAGAAGAATGCTCCTAATAAAGAGAATATAAATTTACCATCAATATCAGCATCGGAAGATATAATTACTTTACTAAATCGACATTTAGTAATATCAAACGTATCTCCACATCCAGCATTTATCGCTCTTGCTAAATTTCTAAAAGTTTCATTTTTTTCTAATAAATCTTGTGTTGACATGTCAAAAGCATTTCCTGGAACACCACGCATTACATACATTGCTTGAAATTCAGGATCTCTAGCTTGACTACCATTTGATTCAACAGATAATCCTTCATAGATATATAATTCAACATAATCATTTTTTCCTTTATGATTCGCTGGAGTATAATTAGGGATCATATGTTGAGATAATAAAGAAACTTCTCTTTTAATCAAATTAGATTTCGATTTATTTGCCTCAAATCTTGCTTTGGCATTTGTTTTAACAATATCAATAAATCTTTTTAATTCTTTTTTATTCTCATTAAAATGTTTTTCAAGACTTGATTTAACTAAATCTGTTAATGGTTTCATTAATTTTTTATTTTCGATTTTTTCTTTTGTTTGTCCTGTAAAACCAGGATCCATACTTGTACTTAATGATAAGGATAATACTAAACTACTTGTAACATCATTATATAAGATATTATATTTTTCTTTTTCTTTTTCTGTAAGAGATTCTCTAGTTTTCTTAGTGAAAAATTGACATAAACCGTTTATAACTGCTTGAGTATGATCTCCTTCATCTATAGTATGAACAAAATTACAAAAACTTCGTGTCATAGGTTCCATTAGATTCATATTAAAGCAGAATGCAAATTCTAAATCAACATCTCTTTTTAATGTTTTATTAACTACTTTTCCTCCTGGTCTAATTAATCTTACATCCTCATCTATATATGTTGTATCTTTACTATAATATATAGGACTATGTTTAAAAGGTGACATTATATCTACTAAATCAACTAAACCTCTAGGTGTTCTTTTGATTTTATGTTTAATAGTTTCACCATTTTTTATTATAGTATAATTTATAATTATCTTTGAGTTTAAAAAATGTTTTATATTATTTAACCAATCCAAAAGTATTTGACTATCCATTTGACATTTACCCATATATTTTTCACTAGGTTTAAATGTTACTATAGTTCCATGTTTGTCTTTGTTCTTTATTTTAGTTACTTTAGCATCTTGTATTTGACTACCATTTTTATATTCAACACAAGCATACTCTCCAAGTTTATATACTTCTAACTTAAAATAATCCGATAAAGCATTAGTACATTTTAAACCTGCTCCATGACAACCTGCAGATTTTTGATTATCAGTTCTACCGAATTTAGTAGAAGATTGAATCAAAGTACATGCTTCTAACATATTTTCAAATGGTAAACCTCTACCGTTATCTTCTGATATGAATGAATTTTCATCTTCATTCAATATTATATTTATTTTATTACCTGGTGAATGTTCGTTTATACATTCATCTATATTATTATTTATACATTCTTTTGCCAAATGAATAGCACCCAATGATCCTAATCTTGATATATACATCAAAGGTGCTGTTCTTATTTTATCTAAGTCATTTTCTGCTACTATCATTTTCTCCTCTACGAATTTTTGACTCATAATTTACCTCCTTATTTATTTATCAATTATATAATATATAATTGAATTATATACTTATTTCATATACAATAAATTGTTTATTATTATATAATATTATATTAGAGGGAGTACTCAGAAGAAAAAAATAAATATCGAAAGAACAAATAAGTTCTTTCGATATTTACATATATCATTTATTTTAAATGTTTTTCTATTTTTTTCTTTATTTTTTGTAATATCCTTGAAACATATGATTGTGAAAAATTTAATATATTGGCTATTTCTTTTTGTGTTTTACCGTCTATTCTCAGTTGAACTATCTGTTTTTCTATGTCTGTTAATTTAATATCTTTAATAGTATCTTTAAATATAAAATCATCATAAGCTATATCTGATTTTATATCAGAGATTATATCATTATATGTTAGTTTATGTCCTTCAGTATCAATAGTCAGTATTTCATCAATATATGTTGTATTCCTATGCTTTTTAAGTTTTCTCAACATCATTCTAATTTCATTATTGATACAAGTTGAAGCATAAGTTGCAAATTTAATATCTTTATTGATATCAAATGTATTTATAGCTTTATATAAACCATATAATCCACTTGATACATAGTCGTTATATTCCAATGGACCGTCTTGTGGTATTGGATATTTCTTTATTATATGAAAAACTAATCTTTGGTGTTTTCTCATTAAAAAATCTGAACACTCTCTATTCGTTCTATTTTTAAAACAAAATAATTCATATTCACTCATAATCATATACCCCTTTCAAAAAATAAAACAAAGGATAGAGATTAATATCTCTATCCTGTTTTAGGAACATAAATAATTTTATAATTTATTGCTTTTATATGAAGCTGTTTTTTGATTTACATTATCATTATCATTATCATGTCTTTTCTTGTTTTTACCTTTTAATATAATTTTTTCATATAATTCAGGTATAGAATCTATACCTTCAATTATCTTAGCTAATCCAGCAACATATTCTGGTTCTGCACTTATCTTGATGCATTCTACTAAATTTCTAGCTTCATCACATTTACGATTAACATCTGCAAGTGATTGCATTTGTGGCATTATAACTGTACCACATTTATTACATTCTAATTTACCTCCTTCTCGAGGACTTAGTATTGCTCTACCTCTATGATCTTTGTGATCACAGTAAAAAGTTTTACGTCGTTCTTCTTTTTCTATTCTGCGTCTTTCTTCTTTATATTTTCTTAGTTCTAATGCAACATCATCTCCAGTACCTTTTTTATTATATTTTTTTTGCACATTTTCATTACTCATATATATTTACCTCCTAAATAATAATTATTTATTTCTTTCAATTGTATAATATATAATTGAAAGGTTCATGTTTTACATTTTATATTGTTGTTATCATATTTATTAATTTATATATTTTATATATTTGGCAGAAATCCATCCTGGATTATTATATAATTTACACCAACCGTTCTTTTCAAATTCAATTTGGATCATATAATGTGATGGAAAAGTACCTAATATTTTACTATTTGAATTTGGTTCTTCCCTAATATATAATGCTTCATCGACTATTATTTGGGCAGTTCGATATTCATCTTCTATTAAAATATTATTATTGTTTTTATATATTTTACTATCAGTTCTATTATCAATAGTAATAATTACACCAGTATCGACATCTATATTTTCTCGTACCATTGTTTGTACTTCTCTAATAGCAAATATAATACAAATTATCATTATTGTACCACATAATACTAAAATAAATATAGTTTCTTTTGCTTTATTACTAACATTTTTCCAACTTCCTTGTATACCATTTTTTCTAAGAATATTTATTTTAGTTTTAATTTTTAATTTGATATATTTAAAAAATGATAGATTATTATCATCCATATTATCACCTCCATATACATATTTGTTTTACAATGTTAAAAATTATTATACTTATCAGTGATAGTTAATGTTGAATTAAGAATAACATCTAATGATTCTTTTAACATATCAAATTTTAAATCCACTTTAAATTTTTTCTTTTTACTGATAAAATAATATTCATTTTCATTTTGAGATTTCAAAACAACGTATTTTATATTAGTCTTAGGGTCAGAATAATAATATATATTTAAATTTCTATTAGGATCAGATATAAAATGAAATATAGGTTTAAAACCTTTTTTGTTTAATTTTAATATATCTATATCGTCAATATTAAACATATTTGTTAATTTTATATTTTCAAAATATAATCTTTCTAAAATAGGATCGTTTTCGTCAACATATAAATTTACTTTTTTATAATCGTTATCTATATTATTATAAACTAAATTCATTTCATGATCACGTTTATTAAATTTAAGATAACTTATTAAACTATTATTATTTATATTATGAAATTTACTTTTAGATAATATATAAAAATTATCACAATTAGCAGTCATGAAGTCTCCTATTCTCTTTTTAGTATTATCATCTAATAAATCACCATATAATGTTGCAGCCATTAAATTTCTAATAGTATATCTTTCTATATGTGAATCACATAATATTCCACTATTTGCTATAAATTCAGCATCATCTAATATGCTATTAAACATATCTAAATTCATTGAATGAAAAAAGAAATTTATTAATCTATAAATACATTTACTGAATATATTACAATATTCTTTGAGTTCAGGATAATATTTTATTATTAATTCGTCTGCCATATCATTATATTTTTTTGTAATATCAACGGTATTTTTCATACTATTTTTAAATGTTAAATTATTTTGTATAGTATTATATACTATATTATTAAAATCTACTATATTATCTTCAAGTATGTTTGCATATTTTTCAAAACAATTTTCTTTTTCTTCATTTTCTACTAATACTCTTTTAGTATCAAACTGTTTTATAGGATTATCTGCTTTTGCTGTAGCAGTTTTATCTAATTTCTTAAGAGTACTTTCTATAACCATCCAACGTGATTTTTGTAATGCGGGTTTTATATTATAAAATTCATTTATTGCATTAACAATATCATTGTAGTTATTTAAAGGATATAACATTATAATCACCTCCATTATATTCTTTGTATTGTTCCATCTATATTTAAATTCTTACATATATCATGTAAGAATTTATTTGATTTGTCATTTAAATCAAATAAATTGAATATTTTTATTCCTTCAGTTATCAATGCTTTCATTATATCATCTTCATTAAATTTATTATCACAAGTCACTTTATATTGTATTATATTACTATCGGCAACATCATTACTTAATGAACCTTCTGATATTAAACAATTAACTTTAGATATTCCTATAGGTCTTTGTATATAATAATTTTCTCCAATATATAATTTAGTTGTATCATCCATCAATGTAAATACTTTATTATTTGGTGCTTTATTATATATTAAAGTTATTATAGTATCATTACTTTCCACTAATCGTTTTAATTTAGATTTATGTTTTTCTGTAAATTCCCTATCAACCACTCCTTGTTTTACCATATTATCTATAAAATCTATTGTTTTTTTAACATCATCATTTATGTGATGTTTAGCTTCAGGTCTAGCTTGTAATTCTCTTTGATAACAATTTGTGTAATCATTTAGTAATTTAGTCAAACATTCATCATCTTTATTTTTAAGATATTGATGAATATCTTCATAAGATAAATCTATGTTTTTATTTTTATTATTTACAGTATATGTTTCTATTACTCTTTCATATCCACAATCCCTGCTTTCATTTTTTCGTTTAACAGCTTTTTTTTCTTTCTTATATTGATATCGTATCCATTGTCTATATTCTATCCATCCTGGTATAGTAGGATGTTTTTCATAATAATCGACTGTTCGTCTTATAACTGATTCTATATAATCAAAATCTTTGTCACATCTACATGATTGTAATAAATTTTGTATTTTTTCTTGAACTTTTTGAGGATAACGATAATTTGCTTCAATATCCATCATAACTAAAGCATCGAAATCGTATTTAGCTGCTAATTTACCAAATCCTACTGTTATTTTATCTAGTAAAAAAGAACCCACTTCATATATAGGTTCATATGATTCATTTAATTTTTTAACATTATGATCAAAAGAATTTACTAATTTTTTATATTGTTTTAAATCAGCATTTCGATTAGGAACACCATTTTCATCCGAAATACGATCAAATATTATTCTTCTTGATAAATCTCTATAATCAGATAATATATTATTTAATATAGGACCTCTTTTTCTATCTCGTGTTCTAATATTAAATTCATTTTTATTATGTCTATCAATAAATTCTTCTGTAGATATCATAACACAATATTTGTTAAGAGTTTCATATGTCAATTTAATTATATGACGTTTAGTATAATCCATAGCTTTACTTACCGTATATTCTTTTATTACAGGTGATGCTCCTATTTCTATATCTTTAGCATCTATTTTTACTTCATATACATATCCTGTTATATTTTTATATTTTTTTTCTATATTTCTCAATTCCACTTCATTTGTATTTTTAGAATCATTAACTAAAACTATTTTATTATCTTGACCATCAAAATAAGCCATTATTTTTGCATTTTCGAACATACGCATAAGAGCCCATTTTACAGCATAATCATAATTATCCCAATAATATTTAGCCCATCTAGGATTACTAAATTTTGTTGATCCAACAGCTATAGTGTCAGTATCTAATTTTCCTTTTATATCTTCTGCAGTACCGTGATAAAGAGTTATTTGTTTATTAAATAATTTTTCTACTGGTTTATCTAACCATACTAAAGCCTTATCAGGTTCAAATAATTCTTGAACAAAACCTTCATCATATGATTCTTTTAAAGCTTTAGGTGGCTTTGTCATTCTTTCTTTATCTTCTATCATAAATATTCTAGGTATTTTTTTACTATCACCATATTTTTCAAATTGTTTTTTATATTCATTTAAAAAATTAAAGAAATTGACATAATTTTTATTATATATTTTTATATAATTAAATGATTTTTGAGATGTCATTACTTCGTCTTTAAGTTTTTCTTTTACTTTATCAACTGCTTGAATTTTCGGATGAGTATTAGGATTATTACCTCCATCTTTTATTTCTATCTCTAAATCTAATGAATGTATAAATACATCAGGAAAATAAAATTTTTCTACTCCATCATACATATAACTATAATTATGTGGTGAAGGCATTGAAATATCATTAGGATCCCAATCAAAAAATTCATCGAGTAATGTTAAAAAATCCAAATCATACGTACCAGTATATGTTGTTTTAGTTCCATCACTCCATTTATACTCTCCAGATATTTTTCTATGTGCTAACATTTCTCTTTGTTTTTCTGGATCATTTAATAAATGTGTTTTTCCATATTTTCCTATCATTCTTTTTTTGAATATTTCTCTATATTTTTCTTTACAAGCAGGATTTTCACAAAATCTATTATATTTATTTGTGTTTTTATTCCATGTTGTTGGTTGTTTACACATTACGCAATTTCCATGAGTTTTACCTGTTTTCATATAGTAATAGAATTGATTAACGTTCATGTCTTGTGGTATCATTTCTGTATGTTTATGTTCTATATGATTTAATAAACTGGATAAATCAACATATTGCTTATTGCAAATTTTACATTTAAATTTACTCATATCTAATCATCCTTTCTTTATATTTTTAATTAACAATGCATTAATATGTTGTTTTACGTTGGAATTTTATTATAATTTACAATAATATAATAAAATCTGATATTTGAAAGGAGTGATTTATTTTGGCATTACCAAGAGATGTTGGATTAATAAAAGATGATTTTCAAAAAAGTATGATATATAATAGACATCAATCATTGATCAACTATATATTAAACATATTATTAATGAAACCTGGCAATTTACCAACAATGCCAGAATTAGGTGTTAATATTACTAAATATATAAAAAATAATATGGAAGAAATATTAGATCCAGCTCAATTACAAGGTTTAATAGCTTCGAATTGTAAAAGTATTTTACCTTTTATTGATGAGAGTAGAATATTTGTTGCTAATGATATAATATATGATAATAAGAGTTACCTAATAGTTTCTATACCATTATTGGAAGAAGTTGAAAAATCATCATCAATAACAGCATATTATGCATTTTATCGAGATGAATTAAATAAACTACATTTTAACTTTCAAATAGAAGAATCATGATTATAAATTAGGAGGTAAATGCAAATGGATGAAAAAATAGATATAAAGAAAATGTTAGAAGAAAATAATATAAATGTTCAAAGAGAACAAAAAGTAGATACTAATATGGAGCATACATTAGGAAAAGCTCCAGACCCAAGTCAATTAGTATCAGAATATACAACTCAAGGAGTTTCTGTTGATACAGATGAATTAATGAAAGGTAGACCTAAAGAAGTTGAAGGAATAAAATTACCGACTATAAGTAAAGAACAAAAATCCAATATAGAAAAATATCTTGCTGAAATGGATGATGATATTAAAGAAGCTAAAGAACGTTTAGAAACAACAGGAGAATATACTAGTGTAGCTGATTTATTTGTTAATGATGAAACAGGTTTAGTAGTAAAAGAAGAACCTAAACCAGAAGATGATCCTAATGCTATAATAGTAGAAGAAGAAATATTACCAGATACTCCAGAAGAAATATCTTATAAAAAAAATAAAGAGGATATAGTTAAGGATTCTCTAAAAGAAGAAATATATTCAGAATCAGGAGTACCTTCAGATTTAATTGAAGATAAAAAACCTGAAATCAGTCTTGAAGATGAAATATTAGAAAAAGAAGAAGATGATTTAGATATAGAAGATGAATCTAAGAAAACAACTAAAGAATTAAAGAAAAAATATGAAGAAGCTATAATAATAATAGATAAATCGGGAATGGGTAAAATAGAATTTACTGATGAAGAAAGAAAGAAAATGGAACATGTTAAAAAAATAAAAGTTGAAGAAGTAGAAACTGTTTCATTAAAAACAATAAGAAGAAAGAAAGTTAAAAAAGGTTCTTCAGATGCAATAATTAAAAGAATAAATAGTATTAAAGAAACTACAGTTGTATTACCTATATCAGGTTTAGTTGTGAAGGTATGTGGTTGTAGTACATTTGAATTATTAGGATTAGTTGATAATTCTCAAAATACTAAAGATAGTCTAATAGCTAAATGGAGTTTAATTCATTCTAAAGTAACTGATACTTCTATGGGTAAAATGAACTTTAATACTTTCCTAAGATCAGTTGCTCAATTAGAATATGATTGTCTTGTTTATGGTATTTTATGTGCAACATATCCTGAAGAAGATGAATTCCCATTAAAATGCCCAAAATGTGGTGAAGAATTAAATCATAAATATTTAATAAGAGGTTTATTGAGAGCAGAAAGAATGTCTGATAAACTTAAATCAGCATTTGCAAAAACAGTAGATGCGTCATATAAAAAATCTACTGCGGAAAAATGTTTTAATGAATCTTTATTAAATACAGAGATAGCAATAGAATTACCAGAATCTGGATATTATGTCGGATTGGCAGCTCAATCTGCATATGATTTTATTCATGATTCTATAGAATCAATAAATACAATGGATGCTAAATACCAACAAGCTGCAATATTAGCATCAACTATAAATGAAATATGTGTACCAGATCCACAAGATCCAGGTGCTTATTTTGAAGTGGATACTAGTGAAGATTTAATAAAATTAGTATATTCTTTAGGAGATAAAGACGTACAAATATTAGGTGCTAAAATAGGAGATATGTTAAATGATATGGAATTCGATTATGGACTATTTGATGTTAATTGTACTAAGAAAAAATGTGGTAGTCACATAGATTATATTCCTATCGATCTAGATTCTATACTTTTTAAAAGTACCCGTCAAGCAATGGAAACCAGTACCAGTATAGAATAGAGAAAATAGCTATATTCTTAGACGAAATGTTAGAATTGTTTGGAGGTACTCACGCAAATTATATTTTACATGAATTATCATATAAAGAAGCAATTGCATTAAGGGATGCCCGAATAAATAGAAAAACTAAGGAAATAGAAAGAGAAGAAGAAGAAAGAAAAAAAATGGGATACTAACAAAAATGAAATCAAGAATCCAAATTTTTTTATAAAGGATGGATTTAGATATGGGTATAGATATGTTTATTAATCAGCTAATCCAATCTGGATTAGCTGACTACTCTTGTTTAGACTTAATATCAGACCATTATTTAAAAATAATAGAAGTTTACGAAATAATACAAAATATGAATATATCTGGCGACATAAAATACAATGCTCAATTAGATAAACGTAATGATATATTAACGGTAGATCTTATTTTAGATAATGAATATAACGGAGATATTGATAGTCTAATAAATTCGGAGAGTTATTTTGAAGTGACAATAAGTAAAAATAATAATATAATTAGTATAGAAATATATAATGATAAATATGAAAGTGAGGTGGAATTATATGAAACTAGATTTGCTAGATACAAGGAAACTGATAATAGCCAATGGTCTTAAAGAAGTTTCAAATCCTATTTTATATGAAACTGGATATGTTCCCACTCCTGATGGTTTGTTATCATTAGAAATATTCGGAACAACTTCACGTGATAGAAAAGAAACTTATGCTTATATAGATTTAGGTGGTCCTTTTTTACATCCATATGTATATAAAGTTATTAAAAGAATAGATAGAAATATAGAACATATTGTTCACGGAAGAAAAAAATACATTATTACTGAAGAAGGTCAAATACAAGAAAATCCTGATGGTAATACAGGATTGACTTGGTTATATAAAAATTGGGATAAAGTTAAATTTAAAAGAAATGAATCAAACGTTCGTAATGAACGTATAACTTTAATAGAAAGTACTAAAAAAGATGTATTGTTTTGTAAACAATGGATAGTTATACCCGCTTTCTACAGAGATGTTAACTATAGAAATGTTGGTCAAGGCAAAATATCCAATAATGAATTAACTGATTTATATTGTAAATTATTAAAATATACAAATATGTACAAATCATCAACTGAATTTGAATTTTTAGCTAACTCAACTATAGGTAGAGTTCAAGATACATTAGTAGAATTATATGATTATTTCAAACAAAAAATTGAAAAGAAAAGAGGATTAATAAGAAAATCTTTATTAGGAAAATCTGTAGATTATGGTTGTCGTGCAGTTATATCTTCGCCAACGTTTGGTGAAACATACACTGATAATCCTGTTGATTTTTATCATTGTGGATTACCAATATCAATCGCATGTACTACATTTTTTCCATTTATGTTATATGAATTAAGAGTTTTATTTAAAGAATTATACGAAAAACTCAATTATAAAATTGAAGATTTATCTTTATATAATCCTAAATTATCTGGAACTGCTGAATTAGCTCCATTTGAATTGACATATAATGAAGATGTTTTTAAAAATATAATGGATACTTTTACTCGTTCATATGGAGATAGATTTGATAAAATAGAAATACCTTTAGTAGAACCACAAAAATATCCAATATATTATAAAATTAACGTTAATGGTGAAATGAGAGATATGACATATACGGATTTATTATATATAGCATCAGTTAGAGCTACTGAAAATAAACATGTTTATATAACTCGTTATCCTATGACTAATCATTTAGGTACATTCCCTAATAAAATACATGTTTTATCAACATTAAGAACTCAAAAAGCTATTGTAAATGGAACAGAATATAAATTTTATCCTATAGTTGATTTTAATATGAATAAAAATGATGTTGCGACATTCTTCTTTGATATATTAAAAATGTCAAATGTATATTTAAAAGCCATAGGAGGAGATTATGATGGTGACCAAACTTCAATAAAAGGAGTTTTTTCATTAGAAGCGAATAAGGAATGTGATGAAATAGTTAGATCTAAGAGAAATATATTAGATGCTAATGGAGATAATATACGTTTAACAACTATGGAAGCAATACAATGCTTATATTGTTTAACTAAAAGGGATAAAGATTTTAAAGGATAAAAAAAAAGATGTTATAGCGAGGGCTATAACATCTTTTTTTAATCTAATAAATCAAATAGATTTATTCCTATATATTCAAATAATTCATCAAGAATTTCATTATATTCTTTTTTTTGTTCTTCATCAGATAAATTTCTCATTTCACCAAAAGTATTGATTAAACTTTCTAATTTATCTTCATATTTATTTGTCATCAGATATCTTCTCAAGTGTATCTACTAAAGGTAAATTTGATTTGTTATCCGATTTACTATTCTTTTTATCTTTTTTAGATATTTTATCTTCTTTTATTTCCTTAGTTTTAGGCTCGATACCAATATCTTCTATTTCTTTTTCTGTTAAAGGTTTACAATTTTTAAAAGGATTTTTTTCTTCAATAGTTTTAAGTTTTTCTTCTATTTTTATTTCTGTTGTAACAGTAGGTACAACTGGTTGTTTTTCTTTCATCATTTGATTGAATACTCTACTGTCACTAAATTCTACCTTTCTATGAGAACCATCATCCATAACTTCATATACAGCACAACCTTTAGATACCATATCTAAAACTTTTTTAGCAGGTATTAATTGAGGTGTTAGTATTGGTCCACGTATACCCCCAAAACCAGGAATTTTTGCATTACTTTTTATAATAAATTTCATTTACATTCAACTCCTTTTTTAGTTTCTACGTTTTTTCTTTTTACCTTCATCTTCAGAATCGGTAACAACAAAATCTGATTTTATTTCGGGTTCTTCTTTGACTTCAGGTTCTGGTTCTTTTTCTATAACTTTTTTAGGGTCTGGTTTCTTTTCTTCAATTATATCTATTGCTTTATAACTTTTATTTTCTAAATCCATTTCATAATTATATAATTTAGGTCTTTTAAATTCAAAACCATTATCCATTAAAACATATTCGTTTCTTCTAAGAACATCTAAAAGAACCATTGTTTCTACATATTGAGGTTCTTCTGATTCTTTCACAATTTGTTTTAAGTCTTCACTAATTAGACGTTTTATTATACATTTTCCATATAATACTCCATCTTTTCTATATAATGTTAACATAATTAATTAACCTCCTTATAATTTTACTCTATGTTTTATTGTTTTAAATCACATTAAAATAAATCTTCAATATCTGTCATATCACATACATATTCAGATTCTTCAACTATGGAATCATAATATGATTCTTCAATTATATCCATATCATCACAATCAGGTATAACTGATTCTGTTAATCTTTTCAATTTTTTATTTAATTCCTCTTCTCTATTATATTCAGGTATTTTAGTTAATATTTTAGTTAATTCTGATTCTGGTATTTCTGCTTCACCATCATCATCTATAAACATATCCATCATATCTGAATCTGTTCCTTCCATCATAAGTTCAAGATCGTTTTCAATCTTATTATCTTCTTCTAAGATTTGTCTTAAATCATTTAACATGTTATTTCACTCCTTTATAAATTTTATTGGTCTTTTACAGCAAAACGAGCTTCTATTGTGACATCAAACATATATTCATCTCCTAAATCAACAGTAAAATATCGTTTTCCGTCTTTAAATTTAGAATATGCAAATGGACCAAAGTCAACATCATATTTTAAACCCATTTGTTGTAAAGGTTTTAATATTCTTTTTTCAGTTTCATCCATTATTTCATCTACATAATCATATCCTTCATCATAATCAACATTTTTTATAGTTTTACTTTTTGCTTTATATTTATCAAAATTATCACTATCTAATTCGAATATTACTTCTCCACAAAAATATACCGTATAACCATACTGTTTATTCATATGATATGATATATCATCATCTTCAGAATCTCCTATAAAATCACATTTAGGAATTTCTTTTTTTAATAAAGAATAAATTGATCTAACTAATTTATTTATTTCTCTTTTATATTTATATACTTCATCCTTATCTAAGATTACTACATTTTTTAAATCATTAATAAACGCTTGTTCGTCTTTATCAACTTTTGGTTTATTTGAAAAACCAAAAAATTCTTTGATTATGTCATAGTCGCCACTTAATGTATCGTATATACTTATTGATTCAGTAACAGATGTTGAATTATTATTATCATAATTAGATGATTCTTCTTCCATGGCTTCATAAAATTCTTCGTTTGTCATATATTTATATTCATTAAAAGAATCATACGATTCTTTTAATTTCTTTTTAGATTTTTTTATTTCTTCTCTCTTTTTAGGTAATCTTTTAGCATATATTTCATCATCTAACCATTGTCTAAATTTATCTGCTTTATTAGACATTTCAGGATTATCTTCATAAATATTTTTATAAGCAATATCTATACTATCTAACCACACTTCAAATTTCATCAAATCCTTTTTAGTTTGACATGCATTTAATAATTTAGTTACTGTTGATTTAGTTAAAGGATCACCTTTTGTATATTTAAAAATTCTCTTTTTTTGTAAATTCAATGTTGCTTTTGATGTTACTGTAGCAGTAGCAGCTCCAACAGCACCACCTATAACTAATGATGGTATACCTAAACTCATAGCCATATTTGCTAAAACAGCTCCAGTAGCACCCCCAACAGCTGCTGTTTTTTTTGAATCTACAAATTTATCTGTTAATTTTCTATTAAGTTTTCTTGCTTTTTTATTAATTTCTCTATTTTCTTTTAATAAATATTCTCCGTCTATTATTCGTCTTAAATCTTCATCCATTCTTTATTCCTCCTTTCCTAACCTTTATACTATTGTTCTAGAAAGAATTTTTTTATAACATCCTTTCATACAAAATAATACAAGAGGTATTTTAATAAAATTAAACCAATTTAAATCAAAAAATATTTCATCGTCTAATTTTTCTAAATTTATATCATGTATAGATTCTATATTATCATTAATGTATTTTATAAGTATTTTATCAAATTCACTAAATTCTTCTATATTTTCTTCATTAACATCTTTTGTTTGTAAATAATATATAGGTATTTTAACAAAATCTTTGCTTATTTCCCCATTAGAACCTATATTATTTTCTTTTATTGCTCGTATTAATCTAGGTTCTATATAATCCATATCTCCATTAGTAAATCTAACGCTTCCACATAAAACACTGTAATAATAAAATATCGAATACATATTAGATATTTCAACTAATCTAAATTTATTTTCACCAATTCTTTTAGGTTTTTTTAATTCAAATGCTTTATATATACTTCTATCATATTCTAATTGAAAAGAACAACATGAATCTTCATTAGTCAAATATATCGCTTTATGTGATTCATGATCATATAACAAAGCATTTTTTTGAATAAACATATTTAAATATCTATCATATACTACATTTTTATTAACATCTACATATATAAAAGCATTATATTTTTTATTATAATAATAATTAGTATATTTAGTAGATAATTCATAGTACGCATCTTTGAATTTTACAAGAAGTTCTAACATATCATCTTCTAAAATACATTTATCTTCAGTTCCTATATTATCTACTATACATGTATATTTACCAGTTATTTGTTCTTCTAATTGTTTAGTTTCTTCCTCATCAACATATTTAATATGATAAGTTACCTTATAATAATTATGAGATTTTATTGTATCATAATTAACTTCAGTAACTTCAAATAGAAATTCTTTTCCTTTATGTTCTAAAATAAAAAAGTCATGTGGATAAGGAACTATTGTATTTGGTAATATAGTTAATTCACTTTCAAATTCAGTATCTAATCCTTGTTCTTGTTCTTCTATATTTAATTGAACTGCTTGAAAATCATATACTGGAAAATTTTTAACTTCATTATATTTTAAAGGTGAATTATAACCTAATACTTTTTCAACATTAGAAAAACCTAAATCCAACGTACTTTCATTTATACAAATATTGTACCATGTAACATACATTGGAGTTTGTTCTTGAAAACGACTAAATTGAGTATTCAGTTTCTCTTCGTATTTAAAAATATTATTATCTATAAAATCTTTTTCATTAAACTTAAATCCCAAAATAGGTCACCCCCTTTACTTTAAAATACATTATTCATTATATTTTTGTTTAATTAATAAAAAAACCATACAACAATATAGTAAAGTGATTCTTGATTCATTTTTGATTTGATTCCTTGTGTTTGTGGAGTAACGTATATTTGATACGTTACTCCACGTTAACCCAAAAAAATATGAAATTAGAGTTTATCCTCTAATTTCATATATTTTAATATCTTTTTTAGGAACACCATAGTCTTTTTCTAACATATTATAATATACCCTAATATCATTTACAAATGGACTAAGTTTCTCTATCATTTTATTATAATAATGTGGTGGTCTATCTGAATCTGAAAATATATTAACATTGACATCACAAACTAAACCTTGATTCATAATATATTTTATAACATTTAAATATCCCGCTCCATTTATTGCTACATAAAGCATATTATCTTCATATTGCTCAAATATGTGGTAATATAAACCTAATATATCAAATACACCTTCTGCTATATTTATAGTTTTTAAATCATTTGAAAATGGATCTATAGTATTAGGCATAATATAAAATTTTCCTGTAGTATCAAAATTTTTCAAAACTTTATAAATATAATATCGTTTATTTTTTCCAGTAATATCTCTAAAGTTTATAAAATCATTCTTAGCAGATATGAATCCAACATGTTCATTTTGTAAACTTATTGCTTTTTCTATAGAGCAATTTATTTGTTCTATTTTATTATATTTCATTAATCCCAAGAAATCATATATTATTTTTTTCTTATATAAATCATAAGGATCTAATTCCATTCCTAATCTTTGTTCCATATATTTATGTTTTTTAAGTACATTATCATTTATTATTAATTCGGGATATTCTAAATTAACTTTCTTTTTATTTATTATAATACCACTTTTTTTACTAGATGCTCTATTATATTTTTTAAGAGCTGAGGCATATTCAGAACTAACTGAACCTATCATTGCTAAAGTATCTGCTGTTAATAAACCCGAAACATTACATCTAAGGCATCTGAACACGATAGGTTCATTATCATCTGGATTTATTTTTATATTGAAATGATGATGACTTGGATCTTTCACACTATCCCCACAAAAAGGACATCTGACTCCTAATTCATTATTATTATATGAACTCGGAAATATTGTGTGTGTTATTTCTTCTATCAATTCAAGTTTAAATTCTCTAGAGTTCATTTTATCATCTCCTTAAAAAAATAATATAGTAAGGGAAAACCCCCCTTACTATATATTACTTAGGAACATAAGAAATTCATA